AATACTTTCACCAGTTACGAAAACCTAGAGGTGGAGGTAGGAGAGTTAAAAGTGAAAGCAACTGGAAAAAATACTACGGAAGTTCTGATCTACTCAATGCAGAACGTTCTGAAGCTGGAAGTAATACCTTTTTCAGACGCGAAATCCTCTCCGTACACGCCACTAAAGGTCGTACCAACTACGAAGAAACACGTCAGCTCTTTCTCAACAACGTCTTGAGCGAGTCTCTTGACGACGGGACGCCCAAGTACTATAATAGCAACATACTTGGGCGGTACTACCGCAAAGATTATTATGAACCAGAGTGAAGTCACCCAACACATCATTGATCGACTACACTACCACTCTGAGCAGAACGATGCTCAGTCCTGCATCGCCCTTATCGAAGAGTATGGCGACTGGCTAGACCAAGAGATCGAAGACTGATCTCTTTCTTGGGTCAGTAGCATAATGGATAATGCCCCCGCCTTCTAAGCGGTAGATTGTAGGTTCGAGTCCTACCTGACCTGTTATGAAAATCTACACACAAGATAATTTTATTGAACAATCGAAGCAACTTAGAGTTCTTTCTTATCTGAATAACTCTCCTTACAAATGGGGAGAGTATGATATGGATCCTAATAAACCTGTAGGACTATCAAAGAATATCTTAGAAGATGAAGTATACTACAGTATGCTTGACGAAGCTTCTAGAAAACACTTCTCTGTCCTAGAAGGGTATGATTTGGTGAGAATGTATGTCAATAGATATCAACCTAACGAACCAGGATACTGGCATCAAGATCTAATGGATCCACGTATACCAGCTTATACTGTGCTATACTACCCCCATCTAGATTGGACTAGAGATGACGGTGGATGTACAGAATTCTGGGAAGAGACACACACCACAGGTATTCTGCCCCTACCCAACAGAGCTGTTTGTTTTGACGGCAAGATATGGCATAGATCGACACCCTTTACACAAACTATTCGTTACTCCGTCGCACTGAAATACGAGAACTATGGCACTGAAGATTAATTATGCACCTCTGAATCACGTTCCTGTTGGTTACGTTGAGAACGCTGGTGGACGTGACGATATTTGGGATCATCCTTTACATAATGAGGGTGTCTTTATTCCTCCCCAACGTATGTTGGAAGCTGAACAAGCACGACACGCTGATCGTAGTTACCAGCAGTGTCCTGCCTGGAAGAGTTACTGGTCACAGACCTGGGTTGTATACAATCAGATTGATCTAAAGATTGAATACAATAAACAAACTGGTTTAATCAGCAATACAAACTTCCCGCTGCAAGATTTTAATAAGTATATGCTTATTAATGAAGGATCTAATAGACACTTCAGCAGCACTCAGATGGGTTGTGAATACAATGGTTACCTAGTATTTCAGCTGGCACAGAGTTTGTTTATGTGGTTGCCAGATAAGCAGAAAAATATCTGGGTAGAACTTGCAGCACATCCTGACTTGTACCATAAGACTGGTCTGGAATTTTTGAATGTTGAGTATCCTTTTAGTAGGTGGTGTAGACCTGCAAATGGTGCATTTAAAGCTCACTCATCTAAGTTTGAAATTAAACGAGGACAACCTCTATACACGATGAGGTTCAGAGGTGCCAAGAATAATGCATATGATCTAAGGAGATGGAAAGATTTCTCTGGTCCACCAAAATATTTGCAGAAGAGACTCAATCAGCATCAAAGCTTGAAGCAATGGGTCAAAGGTGTATCTTGGAATCTGATCAAGAATGATGTAGAAGAAAAGAAGTGTCCCTTTAGAATGTTCCGATGACTAAACTTTTTTACAATCCAAACTACCAGAGTGTCAAAGCGAATAACTCTGCGCAACAAACGGATATGGAACATCCTCTCAATATCCCTGAGTATTTTATTGCTCCTAAACCATACCTAGAGTATGCTAAGGAGCAACACGAGAAGCATAGTTACTGGAGATGTCCTGCTTGGAAAGCTTACTGGCAAGATACGTATGTTGTATTCAATCAACTAGACATCAACTTTCAGTTTGATAAGCAGACAGGACTGGTGACATCAGCTAGTTTTCCCCTGGATAGATCTATGGACTATCTGTATATCCAAGAGGGTCACACCAGGGATATGAAGCAGGGTGCTATGTCGTACAGTAATAAAGCTGGACTAGTTGTGCAGTGGGCACAGAGTATGATGGTATGGCCACAGAATCCTCGTAATAAAAACATCTGGGTGGAACTGGTTCCCTTCCCTGAACTGTATCACAAGACTGGTATGGAATTGATTGCAGCTGAATTCCCATTGGGTCGCTGGTATCGTTCTATCAATGGCGCATTCATCTGCCACGCTCCGACAGTCAATGTGCCACGTGGTACTCCTCTGTATATGTTACGTTTCCGTGGTGCTAAGGATCATAAATATGAACTTGAGAGAAAAGAAGATGTCCCTGCAGGGGTGGCACGACAGTTCCGAGTCAATCACGGACTGAAAAACTGGTTACCTAAGAAGTCTTGGGCTTTAATCAAGAACGATGTAGAGGAGTCTAAGTGTCCTTTCAGCTTCCTATGGAAAAAGTAAAATGCTTACAATTAGATGCAAACAGTGTGGAAAAGAGCTAACTAGTTATACTATCGAAACCAAATGTTGTGGTTGTCCTAATATGTCTACTGTTACTGGCAGTACTATTGCAGGTAACGACCTCTCTCTCATCGAAATAGTATCTCAGGATAAGTTTCAGTCTGGAGAAACTCCTGGAGTTTTATCTCAAGATGATAAACAATTCCAAGAGAACAGAAGACAGAGAAAGATCAGGAGGATGAACTTTGAAACTAGATGAATGGGGTATCAAGCAGTATCAAATGGATAAAGATACTGCACAGATACTTCGTGAAAGCTTACTCGACTCTGAAGAAACTATTTTAAAGTTAGGTAAGTCTGTATTCAACTATCCAGAAGATCAGATTACTGGCAAACAGTTCTATTATAATCTTCTAGAAGACAATGAAGAATGGTGGACATATGGTCTGCCATTTATCAAAAAAATTGTTGCAGACTATCTCAGCTTAGTGCCTGGGGAAGAGATGAAAATTAAATCCTGGGGTAATATACTCAGGGATAAGAATAAAATCTATCCCCACGTTCACTTCGGCACACCTGATGATTACAATGAAAACCCTCAAAGTGTATCAGGTAATATATTTCTAGGTTCTGAAGAACCTACATCGACTACATATATCTTAGGAGGGCAAAAAACTGATGTGCCCAACTCTTTTGGACAATTTACGCTGTTCCCTCCGTCCCTCCCCCACGCTGTACGATCGTACAAGGGGGAGGGTCTTCGTATAAGTGCTGCCTTTGATTGCTTTTGCACATCGAGAGACCCAAACGCAGCTGTTTCTGGTAAACTATGGTACTCGTGGACTCACAATGATGAAAATTTTTCTTGATACCTCTAATGTAGAGGAGATTCGTAAGCGGTATTACACAGGTCTGATTGACGGTGTGACTACCAACCCTACCCTGATGCTTAGAGAGGGTAGAGATCCAGTTAATGTCATCTCAGAGATCCAAGAAATCTTCCAAGATGATCCCAACGCTAGTATTTCTGCAGAGGTGTCAGGAGACACAGCTGATGAGATGCTCACTATGGCAGAAGACTATCTCAGCATTGGTCCTGCTATCACGATTAAAGTTCCTTGCACAGTGGACGGTCTGGTCGCCTGTAAAGTGCTCTCTGAGCAGGACATTAAAGTAAACGTGACTTTGATTTTCAACGCTGCACAAGCGATCCTAGCTGCTAAAGCAGGTGCTGCTTATGTGTCTCCGTTTGTGGGTCGTCTAGATGATCAGAGTATTGCTGGTCTTGAGGTGGTTCGTTCTATCTCTGAGATCTACTGCCGCCACGGAGTGCAGACTAAGATCTTGGCAGCTTCTATTCGCGAAGTGCATCGAGCAGTACGCTCCTGGTACAATGGTGCCGATGTGTGTACAATGCCTCTGAAAACTTTCGATGCAATGTATAATCATATCCTAACCGACAAAGGGTTAGAACAATTTAATGCCGATTGGGCAGCATTGATGAATGATTGAAGTATCAGTAGAACAGTTCGAGCAAGACTTCGATACTTATATGGATAGGATCGAAGCTGGGGAGGAGTTTCTCATCCGACAACCTGATGGCAGAGGTGTGATGGCTGTGCCAGTTAATAAACTGTGCCAAGAGATACAGGATATAGGTGATGAGGAGTTGTATAATCTCTACTGCAACCACGACGACGGTTGCTGATAAATTAT